TGACAAAACCAGAAAGTTAGGCAGTATTACGGGCGGAAACTTAGAACTTTGTGAGGACAACATCGGACTAAAAGTTAAGTGTACCGTTACAGATCCCGAAGTTGTCGAAAAGGCCAAGACAGGCAAATTACAAGGGTGGTCTTTTGGTTTTATCTGCACAAAATCCAGGCAAGAAGCTTTTAATCAAATTTCACGCCGATTTATCGAAGGTTTGAAGTTATTAGAAGTATCTGTTTTGGACAAGACACCTGCCTATTACGGCACATCTATTGAAATGCGTGATGAGGGTGTGGAGATGTACTGTTTAAGGTCTACACAAGACCCGGCAGATGATTCGATACCCAAAGCATGTGTGGATCAGCGCTTAATATATTTTAAATTTTAAAAATGAGGAGACAAAAAAATGACACTTAAAAAATTAATCGAAAAGAAAAACACACTATTAGAAGAAAGAGACGCTATTGTAGCGCAAGTCGAAACAGAAGTAAGAGCATTGGAAAACGAAGAAATGAACAGACTTGAAACCATTAAATCAGAGGTAAGAGCGTTAGACATGACGATTGCAGAATTAGACGAACAAAGAGATTTTCAAGTTTCACCGCTTACAGCGACTGAAAAAGAGGAAGAAAAACGCTTTTTAGATTTTTGTAAAGGTGAAGAAAGAGGTTTGGGAACAGGCGCAAACGGGGCAATCATTCCAACGCATGTTGCGCAAAGAATCGTAGATAAAGTAAAAGAAATTTCACCGATTTACGGGCTTGCTACAAAATTCAATGTGAACGGAGATTTAGTGTTCCCTGTCTACGAAGAAGGTATCAAAGCGGCATACGTGGAAGATTTAACAGAACTTACTGAATCTTACGGTAGATTCACAACTGTTAAATTAGAGAACTTCATCATTGGTACGCTTACAAAAGTTTCTAAATCTTTAATCAACCGTACAGATGTAGACGTGTTATCATTCATCATTGAAAAAGTAGCCCAATCTATTGCTGAATTTTTAGAAAAAGAATTAGTAAGCGGTACAGACAAATTAAACGGTTTGGCAACTTCTAAACAAGTTGTTACAACAACAGGAACAATTACACTTGATGATATTATCGAGGCGCAAACAACCGTTCCTGAAGCTTATCAACCACAAGCGGTTTGGATTATGAACAAAAACACTTTAACAGCTTTAAGAAAATTAAAAGACGCAGACGGTCAATATCTGCTTAATCGTGACATGACCACATCTTTTGGATGGTCTTTATTAGGTCATACGGTTTATGTGACTGAATCAGCGGCAGACATGACAGCCGGTGCCATGCCTATTTTCTATGGCGACATGAGCGGTCTATATGTAAAACTTGCGCAAAACGTAGAAGTTCAAGCGTTGGTTGAAAAATACGCAACACAACACGCTATTGGCGTCGTGGCTTATGTTGAATGTGACGCTAAAATCGTTGAAACTCAAAAAATCGTTGCGATTAAAGTCGGAGCCGGTAAATCTAAATAAGTACCCGGAGGGTGACAGATGGACTTACAAAAAATAACGCTTGATGTATTAAAGATGCACCTTAGAATTGATCATGACGAAGAGGATAGCCTTTTACTGGATAAGTTGGAAGTTGCAAAAAGCTACATACAGAGCTATACCGGGCTTTCGGACGAAGCAATGAAAAACAATGCGGCACTTGCCGAAATTGCTTTAAAAATTGCTGCCGACCTCTACGAAAACCGAGGGATTGACGCAGATGCCAAACAAGCAAAAATCAACCGTATTTATGAGAGTATGCTGGATATGTACGCCGTTAATCTGCTGTAGGTGGTGTGGAGATGAATATAGGTAAACTTAATCAACGTCTTACTATTTTAGAGCAACTCGAATTGACGGACGCAAGAGGTTTGACAAAGGTAGATTGGCAAGCAGTCAAAACGGTATGGGCCGGCGTAAACAACTTATACGGTAAGGAATACTGGGAAGCAAAGAGTTATAAAGCGGAATCTACCCTAGAGGTTGTGATTCGCTTTAGTGCTTTTCCAAATCTCCACACACACCATAAAATCAAGTATCGTGGCAAGCTTTACAACGTGACGCATGTCGATAACCTACAATACGCCAATAAGGTGCTGAAGGTGAAAATGATGGAGGCGACCAATGGACTTTGAGGCATTAGACCGAGGTTTTGAGAACTACTTAGAAAAATTTCCGAAGAAACGTGAAGAGCTTGTAAACGATGCCGGACAAATGTTATACGATGAAGTGAAAAACAATATCACGAAAGGCATTAACTCTAATTCGGGTACCCGAAAAAAGGCATTGACGGGAAACTTAAAAAAAGGCGTCAAGATGTTTGTCGGATCAAAAGGTGGGTACGTAGCGATACGGCCCGATTACCGTATTGCACCGCATACGCACTTGTTGGAAAATGGGCGTATCGTTACCAAAAAAGGTGAACAACGCCACATACCCGGCTGGCATATGTACCGCAATGCGCTAAACAGCTTAGAAAATGAATTAATTCAAAAGGCTGAAAAAATGTTAGATGAGAGCATGGGGGATTTTTGATGATAGAAACACTGGACATTATTGAGGCTTTAATCAAAGCCATTAAACAGTGTGTACCGCATGCGACACACTATATGAACTTACCGGAGGGTTATCAAACACCCTCTTTTTTATATTGCCCGGTTTTCAGAAACGACACCAAAGAAACACCTTACTTAAAAAGTGTAAAGGTAGATTTACAGATTGTCCTCCTTACAAAAATGGACAGTGACGGTAAGTGTGACAAGGTTTCGGCTATGGAACTGGCAGCGAAATTAAGTCCTTTCTTGGATACGTTCAGGTTAAACGTTAAGTCACGTACTTTATTGTTTAACTATGAGTTAAACTCCATTGAAAATGCTTTAACGCTAGACATGACGTTTAGGTTTAAAGAAGCACTTCAAAAAGAAAGTGACAATGAAGAAATAATCACAGAAATTAAATGGCATTAGAAAACGAATAGGAGGGTAACTATGGGATTACCAAATATCTTAATTGAATTTAAAGCGAAAGCTTCAACGGCTATCAAGCGTGGCGATCGTGGGATTGTGGCAATTGTAGTGATTGACCAAAACAAGCAAGTTTTGAAACTTTCAAATGAAACGGAAATTCCGGAAAATTTAACAAAGGCAAACAAAGCCTATATCCAACGTGCATTTTTAGGTGGGGCAAATCCTGTTAAATCCGTTGTGGTGATTGCAACCGACAGCCTAACTAACGGCTTAAAAGAGTTGGAATGCGTAAAATTTGATTATGCTGTCGCACCGCATGATGTGTCCGGTGCAGACGCAACCACTTTTTCAAATTTTATCAAAGGGCTTAGAGACAACAAAGGCATTAAAGTAAAAGCTGTCTTGCCAAATGTGAAAGCCGACCATGAAGGGATTATCAACTTTACAACAGACGAGATTGTAACAGGCGGAGAAACACTTACAACAGCAGCGTATTGTTCACGTATCGCAGGACTTTTGGCAGGGACACCGCTTCAAACAGGGGCGACTTATTATACCCTTACAGATGTAGACGATGTACCGAAGTTTACAAAAGCGGAACTTGACGAAAAAATTAATAAAGGTGAGTTTGTGCTTTTCCATGATGGGGAAAAGGTCAAAGTAGGTCGTGCAATTACCAGCTTAACGACAGTGGGAGCTACAAAGTCCGAAGATTACAAGTCCGTTAAAATCGTTGATACGATGGACTTAATCTATACCGACATTAAAAGAACTTGCGAAGATAGCTATATCGGCAAATTTGCGAACAACTATGACAATAAATGTAACTTGATTGTGTCGATTCAAGCTTACTTGGAATCACTTAGAAAAGATGAGCTTTTAGACCAAGAAATCACTACGTCAATTGATATTGAAGCGCAAACCAACTACCTTAAAGCAAAAGGCGAAGATGTTGAAAATATGACGGAACAAGAGATCAAAAAAGCGAATACCGGTACACAAGTATTCTTAAAATCACAATACAAAATCTTAAATGCTATCGAAGATATTTCCGTAGCTTTTTATATTTAGAGGGAGGTTAGGAAAATGGCAGGATATGACCAAAGACATGCAATCAACGGAACTTACGGCGAAGTTATTTTGGAAGGTGAAATCGTAAGAGAGGCAACCGCTTTAAAGGCTGAAGTCTCACTTGAATTTCAAGACGTACCGATGTGCGGTGTGCGTGGGAAACGTCAAAAGGCAACCAATACAGTAGGTAATGGCTCTATTACTATGACAAAAACTAATTCACGCATGGCAATTTTACTTTCTGATTTAATCAAAGAAGGGAAAACACCACTTTTTACAATCGTGAGTAAACTGGACGACCCGGACGCATTGGGAGCGGAAAGAGTTGTGCTTAAAAATTGTCAATTCAGTACGCTGACGTTAGCGGATTGGTCGGCAAATCAAATCGGATCGGTCACTCAAAACTTCACTTTTGATGATTGGGACTACATCGACCAAATTACACCGGAAAACTAGGAGGACGCCATGAGCTATATTGATTTACTCTTAGAGACAGACGTTGAAAAACTAAAAACAAATAAGCAAAAGAAGTATGAAGTAAAACGCCTTTCTAAAGTGTTGGGAGAAAAATTTGTGATTACTTGCGTACCGCTTACGCAAGAGCAAATCGTACATATCGGTGAAGTCGCAAAAGATAACGCCGATGTGAAACTCCACGCCATGGTAGAGGCGTGTCGTATTGACGGTAAAAAGTTTAATGACAAACGCTTACTTGAAAAATTTAATGTCGTGGCAGCCAAAGACGTGATTAAAACGCTCTTTTTGCCGGGCGAAATTGCCGAGGTTTACGGTTTAATCAATGATTTATCCGGGTTTAGTAAGGATGCCGTAACCGAGGTAAAAAACTAATACAGGAGGGCAATGTGTTGACGCACATCATGTTTGAAGCATGGTGTGAGCATGGTATATTGCCCTCCGTTATTTATAACTTGCCGAAAGGTGAAATTGAATTACTTAAAGCTTTTTATTTGCTCAAATATGAAAAGAAAGGGAGTGAATAGATGGCAAATAAAGAATTAAGCATCGTATTTAAAGCGTCTGACAAGTTAAGTAAAAGCGTGCAGGACATGCGTAAAAACGTCAATGATTTATCCAGAGACGTTACCGAATACCGAAGAATCCAAGAAGAAGCATTTGAAAAACGTTCAGAAATTAAACTGGATATTTCACAGGCTAAGAAAGAATTAAAAGCTTTAGAAAAAGCAATCAGTGAAGGTAATGAATCCGCAAAAAAAGATTTTGTTGACAAGCAAAAACAAGTAGACATGCTTAGTGAAGAATACAAGCGTTTAGGCGTGGTTATCAAAGATGCCAAAAAGGGTATGCAGGAGTTTGAAGAATACCCGATGCAGCAAGCTTTAAAGGAAAAAGAAACAGAGCTTGCAAGAGTTAACGAAAAGTATAAAGAACTGGAAAAGTCCGTAAAAAGCTTAGGCGAAGCAGAAAAAAGAATGGCCGAAGATACGTCAAAGTTTGAAAATATGAATGCTTCACGTAGCGATACGTTGATTAAAGGATTGATGTCTAGCCAATTAAGTGGGATGATGGGCGGTGCAATCAGTAGTAGTCTTGAACAACAAATAACTTCTACCTATGGGAGTACCATAGGAGACCTTGTTTCTAATATGGCATCTAGTACTTTACAAGGTGCTGCAGTGGGTTCTATTGCAGGCCCTGTTGGCAGTGTTATTGGTGCTGCCGTGGGTGGTTTAACAGGTGCAATCAATGCTGCCACTCAAAAACAAGAAACAAAGGATGGTTATTTTAGAGAAGAAGTTCAAG